GCTTAGTGACCTTGCGGTAATGCAGTCTCTATGTCGTGCTACACTTCTCCCAACTTGGGCAGGAATGGGTGGTGCAAGAGCTACTATGACAGCAGGCTCTCCTGAGTTTGTAAACTTTGCAATGGCTACTGTAGCGGCAGCTACAGCTCAAAGCGTAGAGAATAACATTTGGTTAGGTTCTGGTCTTACTACAGGATTCCTTTCTAGTTCAGGAACTTTTAACAGAGCAGGATTTGGTGGAGCTATTTTAGACCCAACTGCAGTTAATCACGTAGACGTTACAGCAACTGGTTTTACTAGTGCTGTCCTTACACAAGGCACAGGAGCATTTGATATAGCATACAATGGTGCTATCACTAACTGCCCTGCTATTCTTAACAAGCCTGACGTAGCTTTTTACGTAGGAACTGCCCTTGCAGGTCAGTATATGACGGGTTTAGGTGTAGCAGGAGGTTCAGGTTACCAAAGCAATGTAACTAACCAAAGTTTCACTAACCTACAATACTTAGGTATTCCTATCCGAGTGTGTCCAGGTATGCCTGCTGAAGCTATTGTTTTGACTCACCAAGACAACTTAGTAGTAGGTTCTAACTTGAACACCGACTATACTTCAGCTCAATATATCGATCATTGGCAGTTTTCAGGTTCTGATGAGACTCGTATCGTAATCCGTTTCGGATTGGGTATGCAAGTAGCTACGCCTGGAGATGTTGTTGTTGGAGCTTTAGAAGCAGTCAACCCAGCTTAATCGTTTAACCTTTAAAACCTAAAAATTATGGCTTGTTCTTTAGTAGAAAGCGGACGGAGTATTTCGTGCCAAGATGGTATTGGAGGTATACGCAGAGTGTTTATTGGTGAAATGGCAGGTATAGACCTTACGGCTAACCCTGCTACTTGGTTTGGTTTTAACGCAGCAGGTGAAGTAGACAAGTTGTGGAACTCAACTACACCTGCCGACACAAGTGTGGCTCCTGGCTCTCCTTATCAGGCGAATTTCTGGACTTACGAACTCACTCGGGAGAAGTCTATGATGGACGTAACTATCACAGGAGACGAGGGAACAGGAACGTTCTCTTTTGAGCAGAAATTGACTTTGACTTTTAAGACTCTTTTACCTGCTGATACCGATAGAATCGTTACACTAGCAAAGGCTTCTCCTCCAATTATAGTAGAAGATAATAACCAAAAACTGTACCTTCTAGGAGCGCAATTTGGTTGTGTTTTGACTGGTGGAACTATTTTAACAGGTACAAGTTTCAATGACGCAGGAGGATTCTCCTTAGAGTTTTCTGCTCGTCAGTTGTACCCAGTTTACCTATGTGAATACGGTACTACTGTAGCTACACCTTTAAATAATATAGATGGAGTAACTGTAGATACTTGATATTGGTATAAATATACAAATAAGAAAAGGAGGCTTAACAGTCTCCTTTTTTTGTTAAACGTCTTATATATATAGATATGATACAACTATCTACGCAATCTCCTAAAGCTATAGCTGTTAAATTCAATAGTTCTTTTGCCGAAGGAACTTCGACTAACTCCCTTTATTTAAAATTGACAAACCAATATACTCAAAAGGAGTATATGATTGCAGTAGGTATAACTACCTATACAACAGGAAGGGGGACTTGGATGGTAATCAATTCTTCATTAGTTCCTGTAGGGACTTATATTATAAAGTTTATACAAGTGGGGTCAGAAAAGTTATTAGCTACCCAATTAGCTTATATTAGCGGTACGGACGTAATAGGTGAAGACGACTTTAAAACCTATACGAATAGAGACTCTGAAGCTGACATAGTTTACCCAAATACATAATGAAAGAAGAAGCTAAAAAACAAAAGATGAGCGTACTTAACTACGCTAACACTAATGTCCCAATCTTTTCGGAGCAACCGAATAAAGAATATATTGAGATAGGAGTAGATAACCAATACCCTCATTTTTTAGAAGATTTATTTGCAAGCTCTAGTATTCATGGAGCGATTGTAAAAGGCGTTTCTGAAATGATTTACGGAGGTGGTTTAACCTCTGAAACTAAAGACCAAAATATAGAGCAATGGTTAAAAGTTAAACAAATTTTTGGAGATGAGACTTGCCTTAAAAGAGCTTCAGCCGACCTTAAACTTTATGGTCAATGCTATCTTAATGTGATTTGGAGCGTGGACCGATCTACTATTGCTGAGGTCCATCATATTCCTTCCTCTACAATCCGATGCGGTGTAGCTGACGACGAGGACAATATCAATGTTTTCTTTCACTCTACAGACTGGTCTGACACAAAAGAAATTCCAAGACCCATACCTGCCTTTAATACTTCAGATAGAACCGCAGCCTCACAACTTGTACAAATTAAAATGTATAGTCCTTTGAGCTTCTACTACGGCTTACCTGACTATTTAGCTAGTACCTCATATATTCATGTAGACGCAAGTTTAGCAACCTTTCATCTTAACTCAATTTTATCGGGTTTCTTTCCTTCTACGATTATTAACTTTAACGACGGAGTACCTACTCAAGAAGAAAGGATGGAATTAGAAAGACTTGTTATGGATAAGTTTGGTGGAGCAGGAGGTCAGAAGGTTCTAATGACTTTTAACGATGGTGCGGATTCAGCTCCTACTGTGGAGTCTTTCGCTATGCAGGACCAGCACAAAACCTTTGACTACCTCAGTAAAGAAGTACAAACTAAAATTCTCTCAGGACATAGGGTTACGACTCCTTTACTATTTGGCGTAAGAAACGAGGGTGGAGGTTTTGGATCGAACGCTGACGAACTTCGTGACGGCTACGACTTATTTACAAATACGGTAGTTAAACCTATGCAGAATCTTTTGCTTGAGGGTTTACGTCCTATCCTAGCTGCTTGTAATATAACTATTCCTTTAGAATTTATACCTCTAAAACCTGCTGCTTTCTTAGACGAAAAAGAGGAAGCACCTATGCCTATGCCGAGAGCTTTTAACGAGCAACCTCCTAAAATTTCTTCGGAGGCTTCGGAGTCTTGGTTAAACCATTTGTCGGACAAAGCGACTACTATGAAAGAGGGGTGGAAGTTATGGAAAACAGAGGAGGCAAAAGACACTACAAAAGATGAGTGGTTTCACTCCTTTAAAAAGATGCACCGAGCTTTTTCTGAGGCTAGTGGATATGACAATTACGAAGACGATTCTGACTACGATGTAATCTCTCCAAAAGGTTATCTATTTGCGGTTAGGTATAGCTACGTAGAAAACGCTAAAACGCCTCCTGTAGACCCTAACTATAAGAGCAGGGACTTTTGTGTGGAAATGATGTCTTTGTCTAATAGCGGAGCTATGTATCGTTATGAGGACATAGAACGTATGTCGGAGGATGGGGTTAATGGTCAGTTTGCTCCAAGCGGAGAAAATGAATACTCGATTTTAAAATGGAAAGGCGGTTGCTTTTGCCGTCATTCTTTCCAAAGAAATATCTTTATATACGCACCTGACGACGAGATATTTGAATTTACCGAAGAGAAAAATATAGAGATACAAGGGGACTTTGATTCTGTAATGAGGAGCGTAGGAGATAACCCCTACGTAGTAAACGAAGGTTATGAAAACGTTGCACCAATTGATATGCCTGGACGAGGCTCACTTAAATACCCTAACTAATGTCAGTATTATATATTTCTTCAGCTAGAATAAAACGAGATACTGCTTTAGGTAGTACCGTAGACGACAACATTTTAAACCCTTATATTCAAATTGCTCAAGATCGGTGGATATTGCCTGTTTTGGGAACTGACTTAGACGAATACCTTAAAGGGGAGATAGCTACACCAACAGCTTTGACTGGAGCCTACAAAACCTTAGTAGAAGAATACCTCCAACCTTGTCTAGTTCAACTTGCTTTTGTAGAGGTTGCGTATGTAGTACGTTTACGATTTGCAAATAACTCAGTCACAATTTCGACAAGTGAGCAAGGGCAGTCAGCTTCGACTAGCGATATTAAACTCGTAGTTCAGAGAGCCGAAGAAATTGGTATGTTTTATAGAGAGCGAATGATTGACTATATTTGTAACCATACCTCTGATTTACCACAATACTCTACCAATACAGGTAGTGACCTTTCACCATCACAAAACAATTATTTTGGAGGACTCAACGTGTACCCACAACCGCCTCGAAGCAACAGAGAAAAAGCAATCCTCAACGCAATCGAAAATTAAAAAAGAGACTAAGCTCAAAAATTATTTAAAATGGCAACAAAACTTACCGACCTTACAGAGTTAGCAGCTAAACCAGCAGATGGTGACTTTCTTCATATAGTAGATGTCGATGACTCTACAGGAGGAGCAGCAGGAACGAGTAAAAAAATTACGATTGCTCGTTTAGGAATAGAGTCACCTAAACTTATTCAAGTAGAAAGAACGGTTACAAATGCTGAAGTGTTGACAATGAAATACGACAACGCCCCGATTACTTTAGTAGCTGCTTCAATAGGTATGATTCATGTACCCGTTGGAGTTACTTTTGTCGCTACTTGGGGAAGTCCTAACGAAAATTCAAGCGACGATATGCGTGTGGGGTGGGATGCACAAACCTCAACAACGGCAGATTACTTCAATGGTATTCGTGACTTTATGAACGGAATAAGTAGCGGAACACATACTATATCTTGTACTCCTTTTGCAAGTGGTTTTGGCAACGCTTATCCTGGTTCTCCAGTTAACAAACCTCTACAAGCGTGGTGTAGTGATGTATTTACGGGCGGGTGGTCTATGACAATTTACACAACGTACTACTCAATTACAGTCTAATGGATAACGGAAAACTTTGGGGTATAAATTTCCTTTGGGCAGGATGGTCTTGGGGAATGGTTAGTGAACACCTAACTTTAACCCTCGGAGTTATTGGCGGTATTACTTTAATTTGGTTAAACGTCGAAGGTATTATCACACATAGAAAGAATAGAAAATGAGAGATATAAACCGCATCATATTACATTGTACCGCAACTAAAGAGGGGAAACACTACGACGTAAATACAATACGTAGTTGGCACTTACAAAGGAATTTTTCAGACATAGGGTATCACTATGTTATCTACCTAGACGGATCGATAAATATAGGTCGTCCTGTTTTCAAACAAGGAGCGCATACTAAGTCAGAAAATAAAGATTCAATAGGAATCGCATACGTTGGGGGGTTAGACTTAGAGGGAAACCCCAAAGACACTATGACGGCTATGCAGGAGATAGGTCTTCTACAACTATACAATAGTTTAAATGTAACATTTGGAAAATTATCTTTACATGGTCACAACGAATACTCGACTAAGGCGTGTCCTTCGTTTATTGTAAAAGACAAATATAAATTTTTAATCGAGTCGCAAGACTTACAAAATAATTAGAATGGATTTTATCACTACAAACTGGGTCGAACTGACCCTTGCCCTCATCACTTTTTTGGGGTCTTATACTGCATTAACTGAAACAACCAAAGACGATGGGATATTGGATATTATCAGACGAGTATTCAATGCTGTTATTCTTGGAAGGAACAAGTGAAGAAAAACCTAGCAATTTTCTCGAGATTAGACCTAACGGAGATATTTCGTGACAAGGGAAAGCTAAGAAAATGGAGTGCTAAACGCACCATTGGGGGTTTAATTGTAACCTACGCACTAACGTCAATGAATGGGGAGATAGAATGGAAGGGGGTGGTGTTGTGTGTTGTGGGTATTGTTCCACTATGCTTATCATTTTTTGAAAGACGTTAGACCAAGACTAAAAGGAAACAAGCTCAAGGCTTTCCAGCACCTCACTAAAAAAGAGAGGCGTATTCTTGTCGTCGGAGATTTGCACGAACCATTTTGTTTAGATGGTTACCTTCAGTTTTGTAAAGAAACCTACGCAAAATGGAACTGCAACCAGGTAATCTTTATCGGGGACATTATAGACAATCACTATTCTAGCTACCATGAGAGCGATCCAAACGGAATGGGAGGTGGAGCTGAGTTAGACCTTGCTATAAAACGGGTTTCTAAGTGGTCTAAGGCTTTTCCTAAAGCCGATGTTCTAATAGGCAACCACGATAGAATAATAATGCGTAAGGCGTTTAGTTCTGCGATTCCTCAAGAGTGGATAAAAAGCTACAACGAAGTC